GTTCGAGCTCGTTGAAAATAACCCCGTTGCCTTCGTTGTAGGCGATTGGCGTCGTGAGCTCCCAGCGCACGCGCTCGCCCCAATGCGTCGAGAGCGTCTGCACGCAGTGGCCGAACGACGAGCTCGCCGGGTCGCCGACGCACCACCGGTCATAGGCCCACACGAAGTTTCGCGCGCGGTACTGCGCGAAGCCCTGAAGCGTGCTCACGAGCACGAACCAGACGAGCGAGCCGAGCGCCTTCGATGCGGCGGCGTCGAAGACCAGCGTGCGGTCAGGAAGATGCACGTAGAGCAGCGCGTGCGCCCTGTCGTTGCGCGCTTCGAGCTTCACGCCTGCGAGCTGCGCCTCGGTGTAAGTTGCAAGGATCTGATCGACTTCGCGCGTCGAAATCTTGTTCGCCTGCGCGTTCAGCCCGACGAAGATTTCCGGGGCCTCGTTCCTGCCGCCACCGAGGAAGGCGATTTGCTCCTGGTACGCGCAGCACGCAAAGGTGCCGACGCAGCCCTTCATGATCTGCGCGCCCTCGATGCGCTGAAACGGGAAGCCGATGCCGCCCACGTTGTCGAAGAACTCGATCGTGTTGCGATTGACCGCGGCGACCTCGTTGCGAATCTTCACAAGCGCGACGACGGGATCGGGATCTGCTTCGCTGCTCGCGTACTTCAGCGGCAGGACTAGGAACGGGTCGTTGAGCTCAGTGACGATGAGGTACTGCCCGTCGGTCGTCATGAAGTAGCCGTCGACCCAGCAGAAATCGACGACGGTCCCGAGGTCGGGATCGACGACTTGCTGGAGCAAGCCGCCGGTCAAATAGTAGAGCCGACCGCCGCTCGCGATTGCAAGACGGTCGAAAGAGTAATCGAACGTGACGAGCCCGCCAGGGCCAACGTCGCCGAAGTCCTGCACGAGCCCCGTAGGCTCGATGCGCACGAGCCGCGTTCCCATCACGCGATAGAGCGAGCCGTTCCAATTGATGCCGCCGCGATCCACTCCTGGCCCTGTCCCGTCGCTCACGATGCCGTCGCCGGGGCGGAGGTATGCGTCCGAGATGCCCGTCGCCATAGGCACGGGGACCATATTCACCGGGTAGGCCGTGCGGAAGTCGGGCGTCGTCGTGGCGTAAATGCCTGAGAGGAGCGGGATGTTGGCCATTTACCACTTCACCTTGTCTGCCCACCACGCTGCTGACATCTTGCCCTTGGCGATGTTCGCCGCGTGGCGAGCCTTGAACGCTGCGCGGCGCTTCTTGTCGGCTTCGGATTCGCCCTTCGTCGGAGGCGAGCCGGAGACGCCCTGCTGACCGAATCGAATGAGCTTCTCTTTGCCGCCTTCGCACGCCTTGACGACGTGCGACTTCGTCGCGTGACTTGGGGTCCGCTTCGGCGCGTTGCACTTCATCGCGGTCTTCGCAGCGGCCATCGTTATTCGACCGCCGGTGCTTTCGCTTCGGCTTCGAGCGGGGCGACTGCGAGCTCTTCGACGACGGGTGCCGGTGTTGGCTCTTCGACGACGACGACCGCCACGGGCTCTTCGACGGGCGCACTCATGCCATCTGGCGACGAAATCGGAACGTCGTTTGACGGAACGAACGGCGCGGGAACCGGATCGTGCCCGATTTTAACGCCCGTCAAATTAAGCTGCGCGGCAAGCCACGTAAGCACGTAACTATCATCCGTGCCCCAGGCTTCAAAGGCCGCGCCGTCGAGCGTAGAAAGACCGTGGCGGGCTTTCGACGTGTCGCCGCAGGATATGGTCCATTCGACGCTAGCAGACGCGCCGAGGGCAACGTGGGCGCGCGCATCAAGGCGCGTGTATGTTGAGCCGAAAGAGGTAACAGGAGAAATTGTAGCGTGCATTATATTGCCTCATACGAAAATTGAAATTTGACTGTGCCGATCGGTAATGAATACGTGCCGTTCCAGCCGAAAGTTCGATAGGCCGTAGGGCCACCCGCCTGCGTCATGCCAATAACAATGCGTCCGGGCGCGCCAAGAGCACCGACGCGCATTCCCGGCCGAAATTCAACAATATGTGACGGCAGGCCGCCCGTGTCGGTTGCGTTCGTAAGCATCGCAGGAATTTGCAACAAATCGCTGCGATCAAGACCAATAGCCGCAGTCGGTAACGAAATTCCTGAACAATCAATGCACGGAACGCGAAACGTTGAGCCTGCTGAATAACTTACTGAAGTAATTGTATAACTGCCGCGCACCAAAACGACTTTTCCAATTTGCACAAACCCAATTGTCGATGAGCCTACCAGCGTCGCCGCTGTAATTTGCGCGTTTCCTGAATCCGCATAGGCCAAACCGTTAGCCTCAAACGTAGATAGTTGAACATCGGCAAACGGGCACGTGGCGGAAGCTCTTTCGACGTAGGACGTTACCGTGGTTGTGGTGATACCGGAAAAGCCGGGATTGTTAAATCTTACGCCGTTCGTGCTTGCCGCCGAAACGTCAAGAACCGCGTTGGCCGTGTTTAGGCGAAGATTGCCGTTTGTCGTGCCGTTCGTCGTGATTTCCACGCTTGCCAGCGCATCGCCCGGGGCCGTGCCGACCGCTGGACCAAAGGCCGTTTTTGCGCGGAAAAAGTTCGTTCCGAGCGTGTCTTCCTGGGCGATCGGGTAACGGTTCGTGATTGTGGGCGTTGTCGATGCCTGAAGGCGAAAACCGTAAAAGGTGCCGATTGTGCCAACGCCAGAAATCGCATTGGCATTGAACGCGGTTAAAGTTGTAAACGCCGAAGTGGCTGATGTCACACCAAAAAAAGCGTTTACAAAATTTCCATTTGTGATCGTGTGCCCGGCAACACCAGATTGCACAGTCCCGGTAAAGGCATTTGCGGTGCCTGTCGTGTTTGAACCGACACCCGGACCCGCGCCAACCAAAGTTTGAAATCCATTAACGGTAAAAGCCGTAGCAAGATCGCCTAGTTCCCGCCGATAGGCCAAGGCATTAACGGCGGTTAATGTGCCCGTCGTGGCGACGGTAGTCGCGCTAATTAACGGGTTACAGGCTATCCCGCGAACGTTTGTAAAAGCGGACGCGACCGAGGCGTCAACCAACGTGTTGACGTGCAGCGCGTCCGTTGCAACGGACGATATGGCTACAATGGCGGGTGCATTCGCCGATCCGATTGTTAAAGTATTTAAGTTAGAAACTGGATTTGTGGTTGTGCTATTAAATGTAATTGTGCGCGTCGCACCGTCCATCATCGCGCCACCAACGACGCCAAGCACCGCACGCGGATTTGTGGTTCCCGCGCCGAGACAATTCGCGGTAACGTTTGCAACCGTAGAAACCGCAGGAACAACCGTTGCGACGGTAACAACCAGCCCCGCGCCCGGTCCAATGGTTGCGCACGAAAGAACGTCGCCTGCCAAGTAACCGACGCCAGGAGCGCGCAGCAAGCAAAAAGTGACAATTCCGCCAGCAACGATAAAATCAGCAGTAGCGGCTGTGCCAGCGCCGCCCGTTAGGGCTCGCTGCCCGTAGGTGCCGTTTGTGTACGCTGCGCCGCCATTGGTAAGCGTCACCGTCGCGATTGCGCCAGCGGCCTGCAAAACCGCTGAATCACCGACCGAAGACGCCGTCGCGAATTTGGCGAGCGTGCCAGGCGTGCCGGTGCCTGTAACCGTGCCGCCGCCGCCGCCTACGTTTGCTACTGCCTTGAGTCCCATCAGAGCCCCTCGCCTGGAATGACGTGAAGGCTACCGGCTGCGCCGGAGCCGATGTACGCGAAGAACTGATAGCCGCGCTGCTTCGTAATCACGCTCTTCATGCCTGGCAAGAGGACGTAATCACCGCCTAGGGTCGCCGTCAGCGCCGCTGTTTCGCCGAAGCGCACCGAGCAGCTAATCGTCGACGAGAGGTTCGTCAGCTCGACGGCTGACGCGTTATTCGGGAACGCCTGCACCGCGCTCGCGACGCCTGGAACGACGATAACGCCGTTGCCGTAATCGGGGGCGAATGGTTGTGTATAATAGCTCATAGTAAACCTTAAATTAGGAAATTAGGTACGTTGCAATCGTAAACTGAACCGCCGACGGTGGTAAGCTGAGGGTCGGCACCCCGGGCTTGATGAACGTGATCCTGGCGGTCCCTAGTGCTCTGGTAAAAATCGCAGAATAGTTATCGCCGACCGGCGTGCCTGCCACCAGGTCGAAGACGGGCAGAATGAGGAACGGAATCCCGTCGAAATAGTCCGTCGCAAAAGTGAACGTAAAAGACGAAAGGGCGCCGACCGCGATTTCGAGACCGAGCGTCACCACGGAGCCGGTGATCTGGTATTTCGCTTGGAATTGAACGTTGCCGACGATGCCCAAGCCGGCGTAAGTTGGAACGAAGGTGCCGTTGGTAAATGTGCTTCCGCTCGCTGGCTTGCTGATGGTCCACCACGCATGCGAGAGCACGTCGTAGCGCAGCGTGATCGACCCGCCGGCAGGGATGCCCGATGGTGCGCCGTTAAGGGCTGTTGCGCCGTTCAGCGTGAAGCTGAGCGCTATCACCGCCTGCGACGAGTACAGGACGATTTCTTGGCCGTCTGCGGCGCTTGCCGCGGCGGGAAGGACGATGGTCCCGGTCGCCATCGGCCCGGTCGGCGTGAGCAGCACGAAGAGCGAGTTCGCCGTCGTCGGGAGCGTGAGCGTGAAGCCTGCGAGCGTGGGCGACGCGGTGACGCGCTCGAACGCGGGCGACATCCACGCCTGCTCGATGTACGAAAGCAGCGTCGAGACGGACGCGCGGCGGGCGTCTCCGTTGGTTGCAGAGTACACGGGGATTTGATCGGAGCCCGAGAGCTGATTCAGTGAAGCGAGCTGGTTAATCGTCGGCATGGGGAATCCTTATTCGTAATCGATCGGGGCGTCGTTGCCAGCGAGTAGCGGCTCGACGGGGCCGCGCAGGAACGGACTGCCCTGCCACGCCCACGGCTTGTTGCCAGCGCCTGCGGGGAGCGTGCCCGGGAACTGCTGGTCGCTCGGCATAGCGGCGCGCACGAGGATCGTGTTGTAGCTTCCGCGTGCGGTCGCCATCGTACCGGCGAGCACCTGCTTGCCGTAACTCGGCGCGATGCGGCACGCGAGGTTTGTGACGATCGCTTCGTTCGCCCGGTCGGGGACGCTCGTCTGCGTGTCGAGGTCGCTCTGCTGCGGCGAGAGCGGGAGCGGGTAGCCGAGGCGGATGCCGCGCTCGTTCCACTCGGCCATCATTCCGTCGAGGCGACGCAGCGCCGTCTGAAGATCTTGAGGCGTCGAGTTGAAAACGTAGTCGGCAAGGCCGATCTCCGTCAGCGCCGCTTCGATGTACTGCCGCTTCGTGTAGCCCATAGGTTGGTTAGCCCTTCAGCGCCGTTTCGATGCGCTCTGCCAGCGTCTTGTCGCTCCATCGCTTGTCGACCTTGATGCGCAGCTCTGCGGCTTTCCGTTCGAGCTCGTCGCGCGTTGGCGGAGCGTCGTCGGTCACGTCGTGCGGGGGCGCCGCAGCAGCGGCGACGGGCACGGCAGTCTTCGCGGCAATGGCGACGGCTTTGCTCGTGCTCCACCCTTCGGCGAGGCGCTTCTCGACGAGGTGCGGGGCTTCGTTTCGATACTCAAGCCCGTAAGCTTTTCTCCATCGGTAGACGAGCGCCATCTCATTTGCCTTTCTTCGCTTTGCGCGCAGTCGAGAGCGCAATCGCGACGGCTTGCTTCGGCGGCTTGCCGGCCTTCATCTCCGTCTTGATGTTCTTCGCGACGGAGCTTTTCGAGTATCCTTTAACGAGCGGCATGCCGACGACGGTAGCACGCGCAAGGTAAAAAAAAAGGAGCGACCGAAGCCGCCCCTTCTTTCTCGAATCAGTAGGAAATCACTGGTCGAAGAGCAGAATGCCCGCCATCTCGGGGTTCAGCATCGCGGTGCCGAAGAGCACGTCGATGCGATACTGGGTGAGGCTCGACGCAATCGCGAACTGCTTCTGCATGACGACCTCGATGCCTTGGTCGGTGCTTGCGCGCATCACTGCGACGCCTGCGTTCTCCGGAATCGCGAGGCGACCGGGGAGCAGTTCGATTGCGCTTTTGTGCCAGAAGCAGTTGAAGTCGGCGGTCGTCGTGTTGAGGAAGACGATCGCTGCTGCGGCAAGGCCGACGCCATCGCGATCGCAGTTCTGATACTGGGTCTCGGCTTCTGTCGGTGCGTTGTCGGCGCTGATAATCGGCGGCGTGATGACGATCGTATTCGCAGCGCCGACGGAGACGACGCGGAAGGTCTTGAGCTGCCCGGTCGATTGCTTGGTTATCAAATGCACCGAGTCGATGCCTGCGATCGTGAAGGCATCGCCAGCGGCGACGCCGACGTTCGACGAAAGTGTGATGGTCTGGAAGCGGTTGTCGACGTTGAGAATGCCGGCGACGCCGGTGTTCGTGGCGCTCGGAACGAAGTTGACGTTGCCGCCTGCGTTGAGCGTCGAGACGGTGAGGGCCACGCCAGCGGCTGCGATCTTGCGCAGGGCGTAGTCTTGCTTGTACGTGTCGAACGAGCTCACCATGCCGACGTAAGCGCGTTCAAACGCCTTGTCGGAGCGGTTGTTCGCGCCGAAGCTGCGCGTCGTTCCGACGACGTTGCCCGCGAGGCCGTTGTAGCTTCGCGAGGAGAGCGAGAGATAGCGCGAATCGCTCGGGACGCCCGTCTCGTTCATGATCGAGTCGCAGAGCGCGATGTCGTCGAAGCTGCCGGCTGGCGTGCCGGTCGTGACCACGAGCGAGCCGAGGCCGGTCGCCGTTGTCATCACCGCAAGATTGATGTCGGAGGCGAGCTTCTGGTTCGCGCCTTGGGCGAGACGCCCCTCTTGAAGCGCGTCGCGAAGCTCGGCGGAGTTCATGCCCCAAGCCACGGTCTTGAGGTTCGTGATGCTCGCCGGCACGGTGAGCTGCGTCTTGTCGCCGAACGTGATCGGGGTGCCGGGGGTGCTCGTCACGCTCGGCATGATGTACGGCTGGGGGCGCCACACGGTTCCAAAGTTCGGCGTGACGCTCGACGGCATCGCAGTCGTGCGGGCCGCGTCGGTCTGGTTGTAGTTGTAAACGGTCACGTTGCGGCTCATGACGAGCGCGTCGTTGAACCCTTCGAGCATCTGCTCGAATGAGACTTTTTCTTCTTTGCTAAATGAGTTCGACATTTTAGTATTTCCTTAAAATTATTTCGTATGCACTTGGGCTTTGAGCTTGGCTTTATACGCGACTACTCGCGTGAAATCGCCGTTCTTGTCGGCCTCGTCGCGCAGACGTTCGAGTACTTGGTCATGGCCACCGCCTGCGAGACGAGTCGTCGATTTGATGACGGTTTCGGGGGCGGCGGATGGTTTGCGGGGGTTCACTTTGAGCTGCGTTTCAATCTTGGCGATGGCGAAGGCGAATTTTACGGGGTCGCTGATTGCCGCAAGCTGCTTCAGCTTGGCGGGGTCTTTGCCGATGGCGTAGGTGACGAGCGCAGGGTTCTCGGCTCCGCTGACAATGATGGCTTGCTGCGTGACGTTGAGCGCCTCGGTGACGCTTGCTTCGGCGTCCTCGTAGTCGCGCACGCGAAGGGAGGCTTTCGCCTTCCCGTAAGCATCAAGCTGCGCTTGCCATGCCTGCTTCTGCGTCTCTTCGGATTGCTTCTGCTTCGCGGCGTGTTCGTCAACGTGCCGCTTGCGGTCGAACCATCCTGAGAGAGCCGCCTCGAACCTTTCCGCGTCGTAGTCGTGATCTTCGAGCTTTGGTTTTGCGCCTGCCGCTGGCGGCTGGTTCTCGCCTTGCTGCTGCGGCGCTTGCGCCTTCGCTCGGAGCTCGCGCACTTCGCGCTGAAGGTCTCGCTCGCGTCGCCGGAGCTCGCGCACCCACGCAGGGGCGGCTTGCTTCGGCTCTTCGACCTGCACCGGCTTGTCACCGATGGAGACCTCGACCTCATCGTCGATCGCGTCTTCGTCTTCCGCTGCTGCCTCCGGCGTTGTCTCGTCGGCTTCCTGCGGTGCCTCGGGCGTCTCGCCCTCGGTCGTTTCGATTGCGATCGGTTCTTCCGTGTCGTCGTTCATCTTCTCTCGCTCGTCGATAGGCTCGACGGAGGCCGTTAATTGCCGAGGCGATTAGGCGGAAGTGGCTCGCGCAATCGCTTCGGCGGTCTTAATTGCTTGACTCTGCGCGGAAATGTTGACCGACGCAAGGGTCTTGACAGTTTCCGCTTTTGTCTTTTCGGCGTTTGCGATTGCGAGCGCCGCGTCGGCTTGCGCCTTCGTCGCCTTCGCTTGCGCCTCGGCGGCGGCTGCTTGCAGGTAGAGCGCTTGCGCGTCGGGCTGCTGCTGCTGCGCGGCTGCGGCCATCTCCTTCGCCTCTTCTTCGGTCGGCTTCATCGCCCCCATCTGCACGAGCTTCTTGCGGAAGAACGCTCGCACCTCGCTCATGCCTTCGCCCTCGATGTTCATGATGGCGATGCTCTCAAGGACGGCTTTCGTCGCCGGGTCGGCGGTCACTGCGATGAGCGGCGTGAGGGCTCGCACCATCGCGTTGCGCTTGCTTTGCGACGAGGGACCGACCGTCACGGTCACGTCGAAGCGAGCGCGCGAGAGGTCGTTCTGAAGCTCGACGCCGCCGGCCTCGCCGATGGTCGGCTTGAGCAGCTCGACGGCCGTAGCGCCGCCTTCAGGGCCGACGGTCTTCATGCTGCGGCCCTCTTCGACGTAGACTTCGCGCGCCATGCCGAGCCACACTTCGCCGCAGCGCTTCATCGCCTTCGCGAAGTTGCTCACGTAAATGAACGTCTGCATGTCGAGGCGTTGCTGCACCATGCCGATCGCTTCGGCGGATACGTTGGCGCGCACTTGGTCGCCACCTTCGGCGCCGCCGAGAACGTCGCGCATGTCTTGCTCGGCAATCTGAATCAGCGCTGCGAGAGCGGGCGGCACCTGCGGCGGCTTCGTGTAGCCGAGCGGCCCTGCGGGCTGCACGGAGCCGTCGATGTTCGTCAGTTGGTTGAGAAGCAGAAACGGGAAGTTGCGCAGGTTGTCTTGCTCCCACATCCACTGATGACCCGCGACTTGCTCGGGGTTGAAGAGCGGCTTCTCGACGGACGAGAGCGCGGAGATTTCAGCGAGCTTGCTGCGCTGCATGTTCGCGATTCGCTGCGCGTCTTTTGCGAGGCGCACGTGCCCCATGCAGCGCTCGATGTTGTCGACGAACCAGCGCTTGCCGAAGGTCACGATGATCGGAATGTTCGGGCCTGCGATGAAGCCGAAGTCTTCGAGCACGCGACCGCCCGAGAGCAGGTATTTGTGAACGCGGCGCGTCTTGCGGCGTTTCGACGGGAGCTCGACTGCGCCCGTGCTGTCGAGCATTTGCTCAAGGCTTTCGTCCTCGTCGAACTCGGCGCGCGTGTAGCTCTGCTCCGAGTTGTCGAGCAGGCGGAAGACGCGCAGCGTCTCGGCGCGCTCTTCGATGCGGTAGTACTCGGCGACGTACACGACGTCGGGCGACGACCAGTCGAAGTACGTCTCATAAATTTGCTTCGGCCAGCTCGCCGGGCTGTCTTCAAACTGCTCTTCGTACTCTTCGGGCGTCATCGACGAGATGACGAAGCAGTAGCGCGCATCGCTCTTGTCTTGGCGCTTCGCATCGAGGTCGAAATACACGGACGTATCGGCGTCGAAGATGGGCTCGATGCGGATGCGCTGATGGTCGTTCTCGGGGTCGAGATCGTCCTCAAGGACCGAGCGCAGACGCCACGCGCCCATGCCCCCGCCGACGGCTTCCTCAAAGGCGTTGT